AAAGTTAAAAAATCTGGGATATACTATATAAAGAGTTTGATAAATAATAAAATATATATTGGTTCAGCAAAGGATTTGTCAAGTAGATTTTTAGAGCATGTTAAATCTTTAAAATGTGGTAATCATCATAATGCTTATTTACAGAATACTTGGGATAAGCATGGTGAAGATAATTTAGAGTTTGGAATTTTATATTTTTGTACAGAGAATAATCTAATAAAAAAAGAACAAGAATTTATTAATGTATACAAAGAAAAGATTGGGTGGGATAATATGTTTAACATAAATCCAACAGCGGGTTCAAGTTTGGGTCACAAACATTCTAAGGAAACCAAAGATAAGATTAGTTTAGCTCAATCAGCATAAAAAGGGCAGAAGTTTTTTATATCTTTCAGACATATCAGTTTCGCATTCACATAACTCAACGCTAGGACAGATATTTAAAATTAGCAAAAGGGAGCTTCTTGGCTTTTCATATGTATTAAAGAAATTTTGGCCGGTGAAGGGTTGGACAGATGACGATTTAAAAAAATTAAAATAATTTAACATGGCTTTTCTGCAAAAGAAAAACAATGCAAAGACCACTTTGTCTGAAGATATTGCGGTTGGCGAAACAGCATGGGACGTTGCGGATGCTTCAGTTTTTCCAGCATCTGGTGATTTTCTATTGACTTGCTGGGATGATAATAGTTATCCGAATCCTGCAGATGACCCGAATATGGAAATTGTTCGGTGTACTGGTGTTGCTGGGAATACTTTGACAGTTACAAAAAACCAAGAAAGTACTGGTGATAATGCTCATAGCTCAGGAGATACTGTGGCTATGCTTATTACGGCCGGAACATTTGATGATGCTTTTGACCAAAATTTAAAAACTACTGATAGTCCAACTTTTGTTGATTCGGCATTGTCGGATATGGCCTATGGTACTCCTACTTATACCTCACTCCACGATTGGGCCGGTACTACTCAGTCATCTGGACTTATTTCTGGTGGAGTAATATCTGACGCTGGTGGTGGAAATATAAATGTAACAGCAGGGTGTGGTATGGCAAAGACTGCTGATACTGAAATTAGTCCTACTGTGTTTGTAGATTTTGCCGCGAGAAATGGAATAGCGATTGCAAATGATGGAAACAGATATACGGTTTATGTAGATTATGATGCTTCGCCTGCGGTGTTGATTACTAATAATCCGACTGCTGATGTAGACCATACTACAAAGTTTGCGATTGGTTCTGTCTTTTATGACGGAACTACCATGCACGTTTTAAATGAAGCAGGAACAAGGATATACAACCTGGCAAGACGAACTCATCACAGAGCAAGGCAATTAAGGGGATTTGAAAGAGCTTCGGGACTAGTAACTGGAGATGAGGGAACATTACATTTTTCAATAACTAATGGAGTAGTATACGCCGGATTAAATCAACTAAGTATTACTGGTATAGATACTTCTGGGACTGATACTTTTGATGCTTGGTATTATGACGGGGACTTGGGAGGTGGTGCTGATTGGGTCGAAACTACTGGGAATACTCAACTAGATGCTGTTCAATATAATGATGTCGCTACTGGATTAGCAAATTTGGGAACAAATAGATACGGTGTTCATTGGGTATTTATGGATGTAGATAGTCACTGTAATGTAGTCTACGGACTAGGAAATTATAAACTCATAGAAGCACAAAATGCTGTTGTCCCAGCTTCTTTACCTCCGTTGGTGAATCAGTTTGCTATTTTAGTGGCAAGAGTTATAGTCCAAGAAGGGAATGCTGAAATAGTAGAAATAGGGACTGCGTTTGATACTTTATTCGCAACAGCTACGGCGCCTGACCACGGAGAGCTTGCTGGTCTCGCAGATGATGACCATACACAGTATATGCCAGTAGAGTCAGCAAGAACTCTCACTAACTCATCTACCGTATTAATAGATGAAATAGATTGGACAGGTTCAGACATAGGTAATCAAGGGTATGCACCATATATACACGGAGCACCAACCGTTTTAAGTGCTGGTATCGGAGTTTTGGGTACGTTAGCAGTTATAGAAGATGGTAGCAATGATCCATCCGTTACATTCGTAGGAGATACATTAGATTTTCTTAAATCATTGAGTTGGGATATTGCAAATGCAAGGTTTGATTTTTGCGATAATGTGTATATTAATGGCAATATTGGTCTTACGGGCACAGTAGATGGAATTGACATAGCAACAGACGTAGCGGCCAACACTACTCATAGAGGTTCTGATGGTTCTGACCATAGTTTTATAGACCAGTCAGTTATTTCTGGAGCAACACCAACTTTTACAGGAACTAATATTACGGCAGTAGCTTCTGTTACTGCTGCTGATGAAAGTGCTGATACTACTTGTTTCCCATGTTTTTTCACAGCTGCAACTGGTACAGTTTCTCCTAAAACAGGAACCAATCTTACGTTTAATTCAAGCACTGGATTACTCACGGCAACTTCATTTGCTGGAAATCTAACTGGTAATGTAACAGGAAATGTAAGTGGTTCATCAGGAAGTTGTACAGGCAATGCGGCAACAGCTACATTAGCTTCTACAATAACAGTAGCCGATGAAAGTGCAGATACAAGTTGTTATGTAGGATATTTCACTGCGGCTTCAGGTTCTTTAGCCGCAAAGACAGGAAGTAACCTTACATTCAATTCTAGTACTGGATTATTAACAGCTACTCACGTTACTGTATCTGGTGGTTCATTGCGAATATCAACTGGTTCTGGTGACCCACAGATATATGTTGCTAATTCAACAGCTTATGATGATGCGGCTAATGAAGCGTTGTGGGATTTTAGAACTACTGGCTCAAGTTCTGGTTATCAAATTGGTCGTATGAGAGTTTGGGATACTGACGGTTGGGGTTCAGGTGAAGATGATGGTTCGTTATTACAATTACTTTATACTAGTGGAACAATAAGTAAAGGTGCTACGGATAGCTGTATGTTAGATATTGTAAACTCAGGAACTATTATTGAAGCAAGTTTTAGAGCAATAGCTGTTAGAACTACTGAAAAAGGAACTATTAATTTTGGAGTAGAGATGGATGGTACAGTTCATATTGTAGATAATAAAGAAATATTTTTTGGAACTGATAATGATGCTTATATTCTTTGGAATACCTCTGATTCTGAATTACAAATAGTAGCAGTTTAATATGAAAATAAAGTTAGTTACCCCAATTTTAAATTCAATGGAACCCGAAACAATGCAATGCGTCTTGGATATGATTAGAACTTCAGAACATAAAATAGATTGGAGATTAAAAATTGGAGATGGATTAATAAGTAGAGTTAGAAATATAATTGGTCAGGAAGCGTTGGAATCTGATTGTGATTATTTGTTGATGGTTGATGATGACATAGTTTGGAAGAGTAAAGAGAATCCTGTTGATAAATTAATTTCTTATGGGAAAGATATTGCTTGTGGGTTATATGTTACTAGGGCTTTAGACCATCACCCTGTATTAAGAAGTTTTGATACACAAGAAGATTTAATCGCTAAAAAGAAAAATCCAAAGAGGACAGAGATTGAATATGGATTAATGGAAGTAGTCTATACTGGTACTGGATTTATGCTTATTAAAAAAGATTGCTTGAAGAAGATTTATGATAATTATAAGTATCCTTTTATGCCAATGGAAAATGAAACTGGTGAGTATTTATCAGAAGATTATGCTTTTTGTCATAGAGCTAGAGAATTAGATTATAAAATTTATGTTGATACTACTTTAGAACTTGGTCATATTGGTAAACAAATATTTTCAATTAAAGATTATAATCCCGATTATGTACCTAAAACACGAACTATTATCCAATCTAAATGATTGGGAACAATATTTTACTGAGAAATTTGATGAACTTGTTGACCTTATACCTGATGATGGAGATAAGGAATTAAAAGCAGAATGGCGTATAAGAATTAAGAAATTTAGACTTGGTCAAGACACAGAAGATTATCCAATGAAAAGACTTGATTGTGAAATGAATCCATTCGCCAGTACTAATCAGTTAAGTTTAGTTGATGGTGAAAAAAGAGGACTGACTAAATTATATCACGGTGTTAGAAAAGCTGAACGTATGATTCATAATGCCGAGAATAAGGAAGACATAAAGAAAGTAAAAGATTGGATTAAAGAGATGCAAGGGATAAGAAAAAAAGCATTTGATGATGCTAAGGCAGAATTAGAACTTTATTACCCACTTTATCGTGAATCAATAGAGGAAGCATCTAAGAATTCATTAAGTTTTAAACAAGTATGGCAGAAGAAATCACAACAACATATCCAGCAACTGAAATCTTCACCGAAATAAGAAAATACTGGGAAGATACTGCTTTGAAATTGATGGGTGAAATAAATATAGATATGGGTTGGGAAGAAATAAGAAGTATATCTGAAAAGTTTTTACAGGTTTCAAAAGACCAGACTGTTAATGGA